TCATAAATCTTTTTTTGTTCTGAACTTAACTGCACTACTCGTTTTGTATAAACATAATCAGGTAAATCTAAACAATCTTCTTTTAAAACTCTGTATGAGAATGGTTCAAGCTTCTTTGATAGTTCATCAAGATTACGATATCCAGTGACTAATTGAACAGATCTTCCACCAAAGTTAGCAGTCTTTAAAATAGCATAACGGGTCCTGAATGCATAATATGAAGAGTAATCCAATAAACAAGGATCAAGGAACTCGCATTGTTTATATAAATCTAATGGAGATTTAGTAACAGGAGATCCTGTTAATATTCTTCTATACTTAGCTTGGGTTCCAAGATTGACAATAGACTTAGTTCTAATGGCATCTGGATTCTTTATTGTAGTAGATTCATCTATTGCCATTAATGTTTTATGACAACTTAAAAATTTTTCAGCGAATGCAACTCCATGCTTTGTAGACATAGATTCTACGTTCATAACTAATATGTGAAGATCATGACTTGATTCAAATAATGGTTCAACTTCTTTAGAAACAATTTTTCCATCTTTCATAAAAGATGCTTTCCATAAAACTTTTTTCATCTCAATATGTTTTGGAAGATGGGTTGGTATTTCTATGTCATACCAAGTTTGATAAACACCTTTAGGAGCAATAATTAAAGCGCCATCAATCTTTCCTTTATCATAAAGCATTGCTATATTATCAATAAGAACTTTAGACTTACCAGTTCCCATTTCCATGAAATAAGCAAATACTTCCTTATTCCAGGACTTTTCCAACGCAGTTATTTGATGCGCATATGGTTTTGTATTAAATTTATAATTCATATAATTTACTCTTTATCTTTCTATAAAAAGGAACTATAACATATTTACTATTAATTTGTCAAATACGAAAGTATGGAAAATACGGTTTATATTATACAGGAATTACCTGGTACAAGGATTGGTCAACCAAAATTTAATATTTTGGGAGCACAGAAATTTGGTAAATTAAAAACATTACTCCCTGAATATTCACAAATGATATTAAGTCCTGGACCATTAGTCGCTAAATTGAGATCTTTACTTAAGGATTATACAGCAAAAGATTATTTACTACTTACAGGTGATCCTGCAATTATTGGTGTAGCATGCTCTATAGTATCTGATATTACTGGTGGTAGATATAATTTATTAAAATGGGATAGACAAGAACAAACTTATTATCCTATTGAAATTAATTTATATGAGAAAGGAAATATTGAATCCTAGATATTGACATAATATTAAAAGTGTTATATGCTTCCACTTATGAAGTATAATAGAAAGAAAGTTAACAATAAACAGAAAGAAATAAAATGAATATAAACTTTGAACAAGATCAAACAGAATCATTAACTCAAATTAATGACGCTAAAATTTTATCAGATCAAGTTGTTAAATTAAAAACACTTGAAGATAAAATATTACAAGCTGAAGAGAATTTAAAAAAATTAAAAGAAGAAGCAGATGTTCTATCGGGGGAAGTTATTCCTACTATGATGACTGAAATGAATATCTCAACATTGAAATTAGCAGACGGTACAGCTGTGGAAGTAAAACCCGTCTACGGTGCTTCTATTTCTCCTGAGAGAAAAGAAGAAGCATTTAACTGGCTTCGTACAAACGGTCTAGGTGATCTTATTAAAAATGAGGTTACCGTTTCTTTTGGCCGCAACGAAGATAACAAGGCAATTGCTTATGCAAACCTTGCGGCAGAGCGTGGATATCAACCAGCCCAGAGATTAAAGGTTGAGCCAATGACTCTCAAAGCATTGGTCAGAGAGCGTATCGAAGCTGGGAAAGATATGCCCTCTGATCTATTTAACGTGTTCGCAGGAAACAGAACCAAAATAATAAGGAAATAAACATGAACAAAGCACAAAGTACAATGGACCAAGGAACAAAAAAGTCCAATGCAGTAACTGAGAAAGTAGCTGCAGGAGCTTTAGCTGTTAGCTTCTTTGAAGCAGATGCAGATAAAGGTCTTGGTAATATGGGTCATGAAGATCTAGCATTACCTTTTCTTAAAATACTAGGACAGTTATCTCCAGAAGTTAATAAGAGAGATGGTAAATACGTTCAAGGTGCAGAGCCTGGAATGATTTATAACTCTGTAACAGGAGAATTGTTTAATGGTGAAACAGGAATTGATGTCATTCCTTGTCATTACAAATTAGAATATATTGAATGGCAAGATAGAGGTGAAGGTTCTGGTGCTCCAGTTGGAATACATTCATCATCTAGTGACATATTAACAAAAACAAAAAGAGATGCTTCTTTTAAAGATAGATTACCAAATGGTAATTATATTGAAAAAACTGCAAGTCATTTCTTAATTGTTTGTGGTCAAACTCCAACTACAGCTTTACTTGCTATGAAATCTACGCAATTAAAGATTAGTAGAAAATGGAATAGTATGATGGCTAGTATAAAGATGAAAGGTGCAAATGGATTATTTACACCGGCATCTTTTAGTCACATATACAAATTAAGAACTGTGCAACAGTCAAATGATAAAGGTACTTGGTTTGGTTGGGAAGTTAGTAAAGTAGGTCCAGTTGAGGATTCTTCTTTATATCAACAAGCTAAGGCGTTTGCTGAAAGTGTTTCAAGAGGAGACATTAAAGTCAAACATGGTGAGTCCAATGGGTCTGAAAAGACTTCTGAAGCCCACTTCTAATAATTAAGTAATAGGGGCAAGTTAATTCTTGCCCCAAACAACAAGGGCATTTATGGAGAAAGAATTTGGAGAAATATTTAGCGGGCTAAAAAGAAATTTTGGTATCGCTTATTTAGATGAATTTAAAATTGATCCTAACACAGGAAAGAAAAAACCAAAACAATATGGATGGTCATTTAAAGAAATAACTGAAAAACATTATTTAGATCATTTAAACGGTAGAACATCTATTGGTATTCAACCATGTGATGATGATGGGATGGCAAGTTTTGGTGCTATTGATATTGATGATAAAGAACATAGTTATGTTAATTTTCCATATAAAAAATATTTAGATATTATAAAACAAAATGATCTTCCATTAATTCCAGTTAAATCAAAAAGCGGTGGATTACATTTATATTTATTTTTAAAAGAAAAAGTAAGAGCTGTGTTCTTAAGAAATTTTTTAGAAAGTTTATTATATGTTTTAAAATTAAAACCAAATACAGAAGTGTATCCAAAACAAACTGAACTTGGGTATGATGAAGAAAAAAAAGAATGGTCTAATGGTCAATACATAAATCTTCCTTATTTTAATGGAGATGAAAGAGTTGCAATTAATTATGACGGAACTGCTTTTACATTAGAACAATTTATTAAAGTAGTTAATCACAATAAAAAAACAAAAGAAGAATTAGAAGAGTTTTCGCTTGCCCTTGTGAAAACTGTCTTACAAGGAGGTCCAGATGAATTTAATGATGGCCCTCCTTGTTTACAGATTATGTCAAAAGAACCATTAACTGATGCTAGAGATAGATGGCTATATAATTACATGGTATTCGCTAAGAAAAAATATCCTGATAATTGGCAAGATGTTCTTAAAGCAGCCCCGCAAAAATATTTTATAAAAGATTCTAATGGTGTTGTGTTAAATGATTGGGGATCAGAGAAAAAAATAATAGATAAGATTAGGTCTTGGAAAAAAGATAATACAAAAGGTTATAGTTGTACTCAAGAGCCTATTGTTAATTTCTGTATGAAATCAGAGTGTCTTAAAAGAAAACATGGTGTTGGATCGGATAGAAAAAAAATGTTTCCACCTTTGTCTAATTTAGTAAAAATTAATTATCCAGAACCAGAATATACTTTCAATGTTGAACTACCAGAAAACAAAGGTATTAAACAAGTAAGAGCTAAAGATATTAAACAAATTAAAGATCAAGAAGAATTAAGATCTTTAATTATGAAGACTGCAAATATTTATGTAGCAAAAGTAAAAGGAGATGATTTTGAAAATGTTATTGCTAAATTATTACCTCCTGTAGAAATACATCAGCCACCTAAAGGCACTACTCCTGATGAATTATTACATGAATATTTAGATGAATATCTTAATGGACCAAAAGCAAAATCATATGCTTCTTTTAAATCAGGAGCTGTATTAGTTGAAGATGGATTTGCATATTTTAAATTTGCAAATTTCTTTAATACCTTAAAAAATAAAGAATGGAAGGAAGGAAAAGAAAGAACAGGTCAAAAGATAAAAGAAAAATATCAAGCAGAATTTGGTATTAAGAAAAGATTTCCAAAATTAAACAATGAAACTACAAATTATGAAGCTATAGAAGTTGTTAAAATAAACTTAAAGTTAGAAGGAAATAAATTTATAAAAGATATAGCTAAAACAGAACTAGTCAAAATGAAAGGTAATAAAGACGTATTCTAATGATAAAGAAAGTATTAGGTCCACCAGGAACAGGAAAGACAATGACATTATTAAATGAAGTTAATAACTATTTAATGAAAGGTGTTCCATTAAATAAAATTGGGTATTTTGCATTTACAAGAAAGGCTGCTGCGGAAGCAAGAGAAAGATTTTTAAATAAAAATAAAAACTATGTTAGAACCGATGTTAAATTTTTTCAAACACTTCATTCATTAGCTTTTCATACATTAGGTATGAGTGAGGAAAATGTAATGCAACCAGTTCATTATGAACAAATAGGAAAAGAATTAAGTATAAGAGTTAATTATTATTCAGAATCTGATGAAAGTGGTTATTTAAATTGTGATAATGAATATTTTAAATTGATTAATAAAGCACGAATTAAAAATATATCTATTGAAGATGAGTTTAATACTAATGAATGGAGCAGAGAAATAGATTTTGAAGTATTAAATCATGTTTATGAAAATTTTTTAAATTATAAAAAAGCTTATAATCTTTATGATTACACAGATATGATCACTCAATTTATAAATAATAAAGATAAGTGTCCTTCATTTGATGTAGTATTTATTGATGAAGCACAGGATTTGTCTCCAATACAATGGAAGATGTTTGATATTTTAAATGATAAATCAAAAGATATTTTTATAGCAGGAGATGATGACCAGGCTATATTTGCATGGGCTGGAGCTGATGTTAATAGATTTATTGATCAACCGGCAATAGAAGAAGTATTACAACAATCTGAGCGTATACCCCAGGCTGTTCAGGAAATTTCTAATATCATATTAGATAGAATACAGGGTAATAGAAAAGAAAAAATATATTTTCCTAAAAAAGATATTAATGGAAATATTATACAGGGAAAAGTAGAGTCAATATTTAACTTTGATAACTTGGATATTAACAATGATAAATGGTTAATACTAACAAGAACAGTATACAGAGCTTTAGAAATATCTAATCAATTAAAACAAAATAATCTTTATTATAAAAATATGTATGGAAAAAGTTTTAATAATAAACTTTATAAATCAATATTAAGATGGACCTCTTTAACTGATGGAAACCAAATATCTATTGCTGACTGTAAAGATATCTATGATTATTTACAGGAACCATTTAATGAAAACAAATTTAAAAATAAAATGACAGTTAGAATAGAAGATCTTGGATTTGATAAAGATGTTAGATGGTATGATGCATTTGTAAATACAGATCATAATGAAGAATTTTATATTAGAAGTATGTTATCTAATGGTGAGAAATTATCTGAAGAACCAAGAATAGAAGTATCGACCATTCATGCAGCAAAAGGTGGTGAATGTAAAAATGTCATTCTTGTATTAGATAATGCAAGGAAGATCAGAGAAGCTACTGCTGAGAATGTAGAAAAACAAGATGAAGAAAATAGAGTTTGGTACGTAGGTGTAACAAGATCTATGGAAAATCTTTATTTATTTAAATCAAAAAAAGAAAGGTATGGTTATCAGTTATGACGAATAAAGCGTTCTTTAAACAAGTAGGAGGTGCACATTACAAGAAATATAAGATACAGCCATCTTTATTTATCAATAAGAATAAGATACTATTTGCTGAAGGCAATGCAATTAAATATATTTGCAGACACCAGGATAAAGGAAAGAAACAGGATTTGTTAAAAGCAATCCATTATATAGAAATGATTATTGAAAGAGATTACAATGTTCAATCTTAAAAAAACTATAATT